AGCTTGCCGTGTTGGCGTCTACGGTAACGATTGCCGACAACGAGAACACAAATGAAACCAACGCTGTTGTGTTTTTGCCCAACGGTGACCTCAATGGTGGCGATCTTGCACTGGAAAGTGACGGCGATTTTTGCTACAACCCGTCAACTGGCAGGATATCGGTTACAGGTGTGAATATCGGGATGCTGGACGCATTGGGTGCGACTATCGGTATAGGGGATGACGACGAAACGATAATTATCAACTCAAGCGATTGGGATGTATCCGCAAGTGGTATAGTCTCGGGTTTGGGGGATGTAACCTCCGATGGGACCATCAACTGTGATTCGCTTAATGCAACCAAATACACCGATGGCTCTATTGACAAACCCGACTTGGCCGTTGACGTTGTTGACTCAACAAAGGTGGTTACCAACAGCCTGTCGATGTCGGCTGATATGCACGCCTTCACCTCGGCCAGCTTGCTTGGCAAGTTGAGTGACGAAACGGGATCAGGTTTAGCGGTGTTCGGGACAAACCCAACATTTGCTGATTCGGGCCACTTTGCGGACGATCTTAGTGTTGGGGATGATCTCTACGTTGGCGGTGATATTGATATCACTGGTGTAATTACCGGTAGCGGCTCCTACACGGAAATCACCGACTCCCTTATTACCCCTACGGTACGGGCAAGTGCGAGAGTTATTGCTGACTCTATGAGTGCAAATCATATTGTGGCTGACGTCCAAATGAGAGCAAATTGTGATTTACACACCGAGGGGAATCTTCATATCAACAAGGATTCGACCGCCGCCGATGCTGTGGTCTACTTCGGTGACGATGATGAGGTGGCGAGCATCCATTTTGACGATGCAAATGACAGGTTTGAGTTGAGCAAAAAAATACATACTGCTGATACTTTGTATTATGCCTTCAACTTGTTTGATCCTGATGCCCTTTACACTGGCGACCACGAAATACTGATCCCGAGAAAAGATCAAACGGAAGCGATTACCATTGTCAGCATAAAGGTAGAACTGGATGCCGACCCGACAACCGAATTAGAGTTCAGCTTGAAGTTTGCTGACGCTTTTATCGGCCTCGCCAATGCAACGGTGATTGACGATAGTGCAACGGTGGCTGGGGTAGCTACGATAACAGGCGATTTCGGAGACGCTACTGTTCCCGCCAACAAAGTTTTATATTGGTTATTTGATGCTGATCCCGATGATGCAATTACTCAAGCTGGAGTCACAATAGGATATACGGTGGATTAAGATGATTAAAATACTTTGCATATTGTTGCTTTTAATTTTTCCAAACAGTCTTTTTGCTTACGACATGGATTTGAATACGGGATTAGTAGCACCTGGAACTTGTACCAATGTAGATGATTTCACTAACCCTGATAATGCTAAGATTTCGGATGACGCTTATGCTGACGGCTACAATGCTTTTGTTGGCAAGCCAACGCTGAGGTGTTCTAATTTTGGGTTTACTATCCCAACAGGTGCTACAATAGACTCTGTCCTTGTTTATGTCGAAGGTCATGGTGGTGATGGTGCTTCCTGCCAATTATTGGATGCTACGGGAGCTATTACGGGTGACAAGGTTGCATACAGTCTTCCAACCCACGATGATAGCGAGGTAACTGTACGGGGTACCACTAATGAATTGTGGAATGCTACGTGGACGGCAGCGGATATAAATGATTCGGATTTTGGTGTCCAACTAACGTGTCTTGGTGGTACTCATTTATATATTGATCTTGTTAGGATACAGATTTATTATTCAACATACCCCAGTGGTAACACGGGATTAGTAGCACCGGGAACTTGCACCAATGTAGCAGATTTCCCTAATCCAGATAATGCTAAAGTCTCAGATGACGTTTATACTAAAGGTTACGGTTTACTTATTCCGTCATTAGATTGCCAGAATTTTGGGTTCACGATACCGGCAGGTGCTACAATAGAGTTTGTTTTTGTTTATGTCGAAGGTTATGGTGGTACAAATGAATCTTGCAAATTATTGAATGCCAGTGGTGACGTAGTGGGCGAAACTGTTAGTTTCGAGGCAGGGGCCTCAGATAACGATACCGATGTCAGGGTGAGAGGTACCACTAATGAATTGTGGAATGCTACGTGGACGGCAGCGGATATAAATGATTCAGATTTTGGTGTTAGGGTGGCCACTGGTGCATCCGACACCCTGTTTGTCGATCTTGTCAGAATGCAAATTTATTATGATCCGCCCCATTCCGGTGGCCAAATCATTATGATAACGGGAGATTAATGTGAAACAATTGATTTTATTATCATTGTTGTTTACCACCCCTTCTTTAGCAATAGCTCAGGACGGACATAGGCCCGACAGCTGTAAATATGAATATGAACTGCGTTCAGACTACGAGGCCGACAGTCTAAGCGATGTCGTTATGGACACAATTTATGTGTTTGTCCATTCCTGTTTGAACGATGACAGCAGTGATGTTAACGGCCATTCCCTAAACGATTCGGCGATTCAATTAACTTTTGATTCTATTAATGTTCATTTGCATGATGTTTATTTGCACATGAAGCACACTGTGATTATTCGTCGCAACACGGCTCTGTCTGAGTATTTGGGGATACACGATGATGTTAATTACTATAAAACAACTGGGCGTATGATTGCCCTTTCCCCTGATTCCGTGTTTCAATTTTTGATTGGAGGGACGACGGCTTCGACGCCGTTCCCCACAGACCCTGACACGAACGCACCATGGCAATACTACTTTGATTCTTTCGGGGGTAACTACAACACAAACATCCACGAATTTGGCCACGTTATGGATTTTAGGCACGTGAGTTGGGGTATAGTTAATGAACCCGCTTGTGCTGGATATTGGCGTGATTGCGATCACGAGCTACGTGAAGACCCGCACTGGTGGCAATCCCCAGATAGTCTGTCAAACTATAGGGGGGATATGTTGTCGTCGACTCCGGCGTGTCCTGGTTACAAGACCTCCGATAGGAGCCTTTGCGTTGCAACGGATACTATGTGTACGGATAGTGCTTTTCATGGTACAACATTGACTAATTATATGGTTGCCAGCCCCATTACGTCTGGGACGAATTTGGAGTTTACTCATCAACAATTAGCACAAATCAGGTGTAAGTTTTCCAACAATGTTTTGCTCTATAGGTTCGTAAGATGGTTCGAATAATTGTTGTGGTAGTTGTTCTATGCCTGACGGCTCTATCTGTCTGTGGCGATGAAGTCAATCTGCAGAGGGGGGTAAGTATTTATGGATCAACCGAGGGTGCATGGTTAGTTGAGGGAATTAGTGATTGGGGGTTTGGCAAGGCTGGCATCTATGGGGTCAATAATGCCGACACAGTAAAGCGTGAGACCTTCATACTACGGTGGGATAGTTTGTCTAATGCTATTCCTGGTGGCGTGGTAATAACCCACGCCGAGTTGAAGTTGAAAACCTTTATGCCCAGTACCGGACATCCATTATTGGCGTGGAGTAGTTGTGAATCTCTTTTTGTAGCACCAATAGAACAGGATTGGCTTTTTGCAGATTCATCCGCTTGGCATGGAAACGATGGTGGCCCAACCTGGACAGGCAGGGATACTGCGTGGAACATTGTAGGCGAAGAATACTCCTTCAAGGGAGGGAAGCAATGGACCACGCCCGGAGTTTATCCATTGTCGGCTGACAGCAATGTTGGGGCCACTGAGATAGGGAGTGAGTCAAATAAGTGGTATACGATTACGCTTGATCCTGATGTTGTACAGAGATACATTGATGGAGACAATTATGGATTGGTTTGTTATATGGGGCAAACGGAGGATGCGTGGGAGGACGGGGACGCCCATCGGCGATGTTTTTATAGTCCCTATCACGACACTGTGGCTTGGCGACCAATTTTGATATTAGAGTATTATATGCCTGGTGCAATGAAGGGTGTTACAATTTCGGGGGCTACAAAACAATGAGGATATTATGAAACTACACGAGAAAATACTAATTGTGCTGGCTGTGATTGTTGCGGTGTTCTGCATAGTTGCACCCAAGCTGTTTGCCGGTGATGCTGGGTGGGGGCAATCGTGGGATAAGGTCTATTGGCCCATAAGCTACTGGAACCAGGGTGCGGAGTGTGATAGTGGAAAAGCGTACCTTGGGTATCCAAGCTCCTCGAATTATTACGATACAGTCGATCTGGCTCCCTACACTTACGATAGCACGATTCTCTACTATGATAGTCTGTATTTGGACTCGACGGGCGTTCATAGGACTATGATTGTTTTCTACGAGCGGGGGGTCGCTACGCCGGATACGGTATATGGGGCATGGAATAATGCCGTTGCGTGGGATCGTCCCGCTCCACCGGCAAACGGGACGGCAAATATCTGTCGAGTCTTTGGTTATTTAGTCGACCTTGGGGCTGAATGGGTGGAACACGCAACGGTCGAAGCAACGTTGGGTAAGAAGGGGATTATTGACACTTGTGCAAATACGTTGGTTTTTGATCGAACGGTAGCTGGTCCCACAAGCGGAGTGGGGGGGTATTTCTACATTGACCTGATCTATTCCAGTTGTATTGGCGGTGAGAAGTATAAGCTCACGGTTTCTAAGTACGGCGTTGGCGAGGAGAGTGTGAATATCGAAGTACCTGACCAAGATACATTGAGGGTGACGTGGTGATGGACAAGCAGAACGCAAAATACTGGTTTTTACAAACAGCCTTATCATTCCAGAACACTCTTTATCGTTGGGGCGGTGACGATCCGAGCGGTCTGGACTGTTCCGGCCTTGTTGTCGAATGTCTGAAGTCTGTTGGTCTTATGAGAAATAAAGCCGATGCTACGGCTAACCAATTATTTCTACAACATAAAGCCAATGAGGTAACAAAACCCACCGAGGGTTGTTTAGCCTTTTGGTTCGACGGTGCGACCGATCTTGTTACCCATGTCGCTGTTTGTCTCGATGAGGATGTTTGTCTTACAGCTGGTGGCGGTGGATCGCATATTTACACAAGGGAGGATGCAATCAGACAAAATGCCTTTGTGAAGATTCGCCCGATAGATCACCGACGATCAAAACCGAAGTATATAGACTTGTTTCAATAAGGTGAAAGAGAAATATATATATGAACATTTTTCACAAAATAGCGGGGGCCGTTATCGGTCCCATTATCCGAAAGGAGATAATGAAAGTGATAAAAGAATTTATTCAACCCATTCTGGACCTGATTAAAACCCTGGTTCAACCAGAAAAGGGGACCAAGTTCCTGATTACTCTGGCTGTTGTCGGTAGTGTGGCCTATCTCCACAAAGCCGGTATAGCCACAACCTCAAGCGATCTCGGACTGGTAGCACTTGCCATTGCCTACTACGGCTTTGACACTTTTCACAAACTCAAAAAAGACGGCGGTGGAAAATGAAGGCAATATCTATTCTTTTGGTTCTGTTGCTGGCGACCGGAGTGACGGCTCAAGATGAGCAGGTGAACACGGCGGCCTTTGCTGGTGGCCAATATGACAACGATGAAGGCTGGTCGGTTACTTATGGCAGTGGTTATCGGCTTTCCGGCCCGCTGTGGACTATTACCCGCCTGACAGCAGGATCGTTTAGTGCCGTAGAAGTTGATATCGCGGCTGTGACGGGGCTTGGCGATTTCATGTTAGGCGTTGTCGGCGGCCCCAATGTGGACTGGTCCGGCGGGGAAGATGTCGTGACCTACCTTGTCGGTGGTGTTGGCGGAATCGCCGGATGGGAGCACGTCCCCTCCGGTCTCAGTATAGTCTTTGGAGCTAAGTACAAGTTCTCCTTTGAGGGGGATAATTACTACAAAGACGGCTGGCAGACAGGTCTTTGGCTGGCCAAGGGGCTGTAATATCACATATACGGAGAATATGGGTTAGACCACAACGGGGGATGCCCATTCTCGGCCGCCTCGCTATCACTGTGAGCCATTTAGCCTCGTAGTGGTATATCGGGGCGGCCTTTTCGTAAGTGTCCCTTAGAAGCCAACTCTCATTGAATTGCTATTTACCTGTGTTTATATGTCCTGCGATGGTCGACACAGTTTTTCGCCCTCGGTATCTCGCTCAGATATGCGCACCTGGTACGCCAAACCTTGAGACAGGCGAGACATTGGATCAGGCTATCTTTGCGCCGAATCTCTAAAACTCGCCAAGGCCTGTCCCCGGCCGATAACTTCGAGGCCGCGCAACCGCAACCCTGTCTACGTCCAACCATGATACTCTTCCCTTTCCGCACTCATCTCAGGTGTCTGCAATAAAATAGTTTCGAAATTCGCTCATTGAGCTTATCTAATCTCATTTTTAGTTCTTTGGCCTGCTTTCTATCGAGCGGGTGGTTGCTGTCCTTGACATTCTCGAACCACTTCCGCGTTGCGTCTCTACGCTTACGGGCTTCCTTCAATTCGTCATTTATGTTCATCGGTCATCACCCTTTCCTTTATTTGCCCTTGTAGCAAAACCAGCATCGAGGCGCAAACGGCGGTCTACGGTTGAGTAATTCTAATCGGGGCGAATCGGAGCATTGCACAAACTCCCGCCCGCATACCGTTGTGTATACTACGTCTTGCAAACGTGGGCTTTGCCACACCGACTTGATCCGGTGGAGCATTCCCGACTTTGTGCGCAAATGTTTAGAGTCTGTCATTCTGCCTCTTCTTTCTTCAACTCAGATTCTATGCCGTCCAAAAAACAAATGGAGTGGATCAAGGGCCATTGGGCTTTGCGGAACAGTCCCGTCACTAAGCACGTCAACCGCCTTAATCAGCAAAAGCCCGAAGTGGGTTGCGAGAGCCGTCCCCCTCAAGGCTTGGGTTTGCTCATCGTCTTTTTGCGCTGGCCGTGTCCTGATTAGATAGCAGAAGTCCGCAAGCGAATGACTTAATGCGTGGGCTTCCTCTTTCGAGAACCTGACCGTTACAGATTGATCGCTTTTGTTGATATGGGTTTGCCATTTAGGGTCTGTCATTTTTTGTCCTTAAAATGGTTTCCGGCGAAACGATTTTCCGCCACTGTTTTTAGCTCCTACCACTGTCTCTCTCGGCAGGCGCATCCGCCCGATTCCGCAGATTGGGCATTTGATTGATTTCTTGACCAGATCGCCCGGCCCGACCTTAATGATCTTGGTCGCCGGACACCGGGCGCAATAGTATTTTAATGTTGGCATTTTGCTATCCCTTCCGCACTTGTGACTTATTTTTTTGATTATTCCATTTCCCAGTCTGACGGATTCACCAGCTTCGCCGCCGATGTGTCCGATGATGTCCTCGTCTCCTAAACTTGGTCTTCCTTGAAAGCTGTAGAACATCTCTAATAATAATTTATTTATCGCTTCCATATCTGGCGTGTCTGGAAGGGGGGACGTTTCCATGGCCTCCGCCGCCGCCTCAAAAAGTGCGTTGGCCTCACGTTTAACCTTTTCCATGCTCCACTTACCTTGCTTTATGTCCCGTAGCTCATCAGCATCATCGGTTCGGAACACTGTAAGTTCTCCTGTGTTCAAAAACTCAACACCCATCCTCAATAACCGGATCAAATGAGACGCGTTTTTTGTATCGTAACCATAATTATCCACCAATAGCTTGCGCTTGGTCCCCATATACCCCTGATACTTTTGCGCGGTCATCTTCTTTAATTGACTCTTGGCGTAACCAACAAATGAAGGATATGCCAGCTTAGTGGCAAATAAATGCCTATTGTTTATCAATAATTGGCCCTCGATTCTTATCGTTTCCATCATTTTTGGTATATTCCACAAAAAACCAAGCACATTGGGGTTGGCCTTTGTTAGCAATCGGACGAATTTCCTTAATTCATAAAATACAATGTCGTGATCTCGACCTTCGACTTTCTCCCAATACTCCATACCCTCGAAATGATCCAACCCGAAATAACAAGTTAGCGGGGCGACACATACCCCCATAAGATCAACGTCATCCGTACCCATCAGACTGTCTGGATGTATATACAGACCATGAGCAATGCTCCCCCTGTATCCATAGAGGATGGCACTGTTACGAGGCCGGAAACTAACCATAGAAGGTGAATTGTGACTTGTTTTTTTGCTCATAGAGACATCTCCTTCTGCGAGTCCCGCACTAGGCGATACCAGCTATGCCTGACGCCGTAAATGTTTGCGGTCTTATTCTCGATAACGTGGCCCATCCCCCGCAACTCCCATATCCTGGCGTTGTACTGCCCGATAAACGTCCCCGGCCCTTGTGCCTGAATGATAGCGGGCAGCCTGACCCAATCCCCTGAGGCCTTAGTCAGCACCCGAAGTATGGCGTCAACTTGTAATTCGTGTTTGCTCAAAATAACTCCTCCCGTCTCAATCTATCTTCTGCGATCAGAAAGTCATCAGGCCAGTTCATCGGGATTCACCTCCACAAGTTCGTAGACGACAAGGTCTTTTCCATCATCCTCAACAGTCACCATCAAGCGTTGCCGTAATGATTCTGTGTTCTCTAAGGACGACATGTTAAAACTCCACCAAAGGTCGTCTCCGTTGGTCTTATACCCCACAACGTAGCGTTTACTTTTTGGCATTGCGCTGTTCTCCTTCATCATTCCACCTCAATTTCATTTATTGTTTTTATGATGTTGACAACAGAAACAATTGACTCCTCCTCGTGAAACTCAGGGCCACTTCCCAAATCCACTCTGTGCGTCCGTATTTTTGTTATTTTATAGTTCATCACCAACGCCCCCGCGATCCGCTTATTGTACTCAACCAAGTGGCGATTGATAATTTCTTCGAGATGAAACCCAACGCGAATATCTATTGCCCCACAATCAATGTCAGCAAAATAATCGTTATCATCAGCCTCTCCACACTCATGCTCAAGCGGTGCCCACACATCAGCACCCAATTCAACAATCTCCTCCGCCACTCTCCTTGCAAATTCACTCATCAATAGCCTCCAAACTTTGTTTGCTGGACGTTTCTTGGTTAATATATGCGATCAGCTCGTCAACTGACTCAACCGCATCACATTTGCCGGCCTTAATATCTGCTATAGCCTGTGCGAGCCTCGCGTCTGACTTCAATGATTTGGGTAGGGCGTATTTTACTAATCGCCCATTTGGGTTTGTTGGGTGGGGAATTATTTCGGGCCAATCTTTGACAATACCGGGTGCAAAAGCCCTTTCTTGAGCTATGTAACACCACTCCGACTCTTCGGGAGCGTCTTTCAGGTCTTTAATTCTTGCCATTTACTCCTCTCTCTTTCCACCACAACGGTAGTACATCCCATAGCAAAAATCAGCACGAAGCAAATCACCAGCAAGGTCAAGGGGGCAGAAATACGGGCCATTTACCCCAAGCATATAAATATATGTAGAGAAGGAATCAACTAAGATATTACCCATCTTATTCTCGATTTGATATGATATTAAACGACGATCTAACAGACGCTTCACGCTATAACATAAGCCCCATCTGGTTAGTAACCTTTGCAATTCGCTCCGCTCTTCTCGCGGAGTAGCATATGCCCTCGCCATCGTCAACCATGCTTGTTGTTCACTTAGTTTCTTCATCTTTGCCCCAATCTTGTTATCCAATAGAACATCCAGACAGCCCAAGTGAGCACCGTCACTACGGCAAGCGAGTTACATATCCAACGTTTTGATTTTATCATTGTCCGGCCTCCTTAATTTCTAAAACCCTATATTCGTTAAACATTTAGACCTCCGCTATTTCGTGCCATTGGCCGTAATTAAAGTTCATTTCGATCTTACCACCAAACTCACCCTCGCGGTTCTTGGCGATAATCAGATAGTGATGATTGGGTTGCCCAAACGTGTGGTGGCAGAATATGACAATGTCGCTGTCCTGCTCAATCGACCCTGATTCCCGCAAGTGCGACAATTGTGGGGGATTGTCCGATCTCGTGGCCTCCCGATTCAACTGGCTTAGTTGGATTACAACAATTTCAGGAATCGCCATAGCGAGGGTTTTGAGGCTACGGCTGATAGACGCCACTTCGCGCTCACGGCTCTTATTGCCGACCGCCGCTTCCATGAGTTGGAGGTAGTCGACAATAACCAGTCCCAACAACGGGTCTTTTGCTTTCAAGGCCCGGACATTCGCCAGTAGTCTCTGTGGGGTTACGCTTGGGTTGGTGTCAACATACAGTCTGTATTGTGAGGTCCGGTGTGTGGCTCTGGTGAGTTTGTCGTATTCATCATCCGACAACCGCCCCTTGCGTTTCATTTTCATCGAATCGACATTAGCCTCTACGCAGTGAAGCCGTTCGCTTAAGGACATCTTGGGCATCTCAAGAGACAATAGAGCTACGGACTTACCAGACATAGCCACTCGCTGGCCTATCTGCAGGGCAAGCTGACTTTTCCCAAAGGACGGTCGGGCCGCAATCGTACATACCGCCCCGTAAGGGATGCCGAGGATTTTCCTATCTAATCCGCCAAAACCGGTTCTCAGGCAATGTTTCCAGTATTCTCCCGACTGATAATCTCCTACACGCTCAAGAAAGGGGACGTTGTATTTTGATATCAGCTCAAAACCGCCACTATATTCGCTCCGCCCGATGTCAAAAGCCGCCTGTTGCCAGTCGTCTATTATTTTCGATGTGGACAACTCCATAGCGTAGGCCGACGATATGGTCTCGGTGCAAATAGAAATCAACCTTCGCAATCTATAGCGATCCTCGACAATCTTGGCGTATCGGAGGACATTGGCTGTTGACGCCACACTTTCAATCAATTCAGCCAGATAAACCCGCCCGCCGACCTCTATAAGATCACCCAGCTTTTGCAAATAACTAATTATAGAGATGAGATCGGTCGGTTCTGATTTTCTATGTAAGTCAAGCATGGCCTCATATATTATGCGGTGTTTTGGCGCGTAGAAACACATATTCTCGGCCAAATAGGGGATTATTCCTTCTAATACATCGGGGTTCTTCAGGATTGACCCCAGAACGGCGCGCTCGGCCTCAATCGCCTGTGGTGGCTGTAATCTATCTTGGGACACTATCGTTTTCCAGGTCTATGCCAACTATCATTTTCTCATTCCGATAGCCTTCAAACAAGTTTGAGTAAAGCGTAGTGGGCCTTAGGTATAGCTCCCTTTCGGGATCGTTAAGCCACTTCCTTGCTTTTACTTCGTGAACATACTTGAAATCTTCTAACCTAAACCCTTCTTTCCACCGTGCTTTAATCATTGACCTGGTTACTTCGGTTTGAGGTCGGTAGTTCTTTCCCGTTATTTGATTTAAGTGGGAAATTATTTCCTTGTACGGGATTGCATCGTCGGGCTTGCCCGACAATACTCTTTCTTTTTCTTTAGGAAGAGGAAGAGGAAGAGGAAGAGGAAGAGGAAGAGGGGCATCAAGTAAGTCCTTGTCCCCCTTGGCCCTTTTCAGTTCAACGACTTTTTTACTTTTTCCTAAGTCAGTTATATTTTTCTCTCCTCCTTTCGGGTTGGGAGCATAGGCCCCGCATTGCTGATTAGGCTTTTCCGCATACTGTAAGTCCTTGTCCCCCTTGGCCCATCTCACTTCGGCGGCTTTTCTGCTTTTTTCGGAACGCTCCGGCCCAAAAAACAAAAACCCGTTATGGGTGCGCCAGTCGTGCACGACAAGTAATCCGTTCCCATGTTTGTCAAGCAATCTGATGCTTAATAGGGTCTCCACGAGGGCACCTTGTTCGCCGTGCCACTTGGCCGCTCTTTCAACGTCAACGGTATTCATTCCGGTCAACTTACCCTTCGGTCGATATTTTCCCGTAAATGCCAATAACCTCAAGTGGGACAGTACGGCATCGGCCCCAAGTTCGGCCAATAAAGCCTGAACCTTAAAGTGGTCGAAATAATCAAAGGCCAACCTAAAATCATTAGCCATACTACCTCCGAATAAACGCCCCCACATGGAGGTCGTGAACCACGTGGGCGGAATACGCCCGACAATCCACGCAGGGGCTTTCTATTATGTCTGATTAGCATAGTTCACGTTCTCATTATGCCATTTTCAACAACACAAGTCAAGAGGTTTCTTTAGAGGCCTCACCTTTCATTTTAGCCGTTTCAACCTGGGCACGGTATTTCTCAACAACGTGGTCTCTGTATGCGGTGAGCTTTTCCAGCCCTGCCGATACAATATCTTCGGTAAAGTCGTCACCCAAATACTTGCCTCGCGCGGACACTATTACCTTCTTTTGCTGGTAAACGTGTTCTTCCCCGCCAAGTATTTTCTTAACCACCGGCACGATTTCGACTAAACGCCGGTTTCCCTCCTCAAGTTGTTCGATTGTCATTTCGGTAACAGCCGTGTCCGACGTTTCGCCGTAGTAGGCGTGTTTCATCAAAGACAGTCTCATGGCTTTCGCGTCTTTGGTGGTTCCGGCGGCAATCTCATCCAGTAAAGCCTTGTTGCGCTCAAGCACTATCTCCCGCTGTTTCCGGTCAGACCGCCTATCCTCGTCCGCCTCAATCCCGTCAAAGTCGCTCTGGGCATTGGATTCACCCGGTTCGACAACATCGGTCAACAAAAGTTCCACCACGGGGCGGAAGTCCTCGTAGGTTGGGTTGCGAAACGTTCGACCGTCGATTAGGTTGGCGCGATCTTTAATCACAGTAGCCTCGCGCCAAATCTCTTTTTTCTCTCGGTTCAAGATTTCCTCAAACCGCTCCATGCGAATTAGTACGTCGGGTTCATAGGCCGTATCCCCCTCGACCTTCATTTTGACCCCGGTTTTGATTAATTCTTTTTTACCGGTAGCCTCGTTTACCTCGTGGTCGTAGACAAAGCCCTCTCTGCCGGTGAATAGGATATGGTAACGCCCCATAACCAAACGGTTTGAATACTCACGTTTCCAATAAGGTTTGATAAACCCCCAATCCTGAAATTGGAGATAGTTGCGACCCTTCTTTTGCTGGTAGGCATTAAGGAACTCTTCCCATACGTGAGTGATTGAGTCAATGAAAAGAATGTCCGACTCGCCAGAATCGCAGAAGTCCATAGTCTGCGTCAAGTCAACCAGAGACCGGCTGTCTTTCAGCAGGACCTTGATGCCCCTTTGTCGAAAAAACGGTTTTAGGAACTTGGCCGACCTTTCCGTGTCGTAGATAACGATGGGCTTAGATGAGCCGATATGTTCATACAGGCCCACCGCGAGCAATGCGAGGGTATAGCTTTTCCCCGAACCGGCGGCTCCCTCCGCCGCCATCTTAAAAAACGGCGTAGTATTTTCCAAATCCGTGAAAAACTCCTTATTCATTTGGTTGTGTCCCGGCATTCAATAACTCCTTTATCAATAAGTTTCAATTCTTCCCTACAAAGGGGGCAAACCTCTCGCCCGTTGGCTTCCCTGCCATTGTCCGTGTTCCATCCTGGCGGGTACAGCGTCCTATTGCCACACCTACCACAAACGAGAGGCTCAACTCCCATCGACATTATTTCTCGTGTGGTCTGATCTATGATTTCCCGATCAAACTCCACTCAAGTCCCCTTCAGCTATGGCATCGAGTTTCTTGGTGGCCCGCACTCGCTTGGAGGCGTTACGGAGGGTGTCCGTGTTTGTTTGTAAATGTCTAATGAGGACCTTCTTAGCCTGCGAGAAACTTTTGAATATCATCTTGTTGGTAAGAGTTTGGTCGCCCCTGAACACGGGGATCAAGGCACTATATCCGCCATCGTGTTTTACGTACCACCCAAGAATGGTGCTGACAATAGTCTTCTCATATTCCTCGTACAGTTTGTCTTTATCTTCGCCGGTTAGCAATTTGCCAGCCACCCGAACGTGGTAGGCTTTAAGTTCATCCGAGAACTTAACTTCAGCCGAAAACTTGTCTTTGAGCGCACTCATAATACTTTCCTTTGTTGTGTCGTTTTGTTTGAGTCGGGCGGTGTCTCTTTCGAACGGAGGCTAATCCTTTCGCTTTTGACGTTTGGCTTATTGCCCCGCCCGACCCAGTGATAATCAGACAGGGCAATCATCCTTTTCAACCACCACAGGCCCGATTCCACCTTTGCGATATATTTCCTCGGCTACATCGCATATCCCCCGTATGGAGTCGAAGGCGATAGACATTCCCGCTTCGTTATGGGGGTTGGCTCTGATGGAATCTGACGCCAAAGTTCCGACGGCCCTCATCAGGGGTTGGAGGTGTTTGTTTACTTCATACATTCTTGCGGTTGAGGCGGGGCTTGTTGCACTGAACATAATTAATCTCCTTTGGCTGGTATCAGCCGATAGTTAGTTAAATTACCGATGTTGCGGATGGATATATTCCCATTGACTGTCGGGGTTCCTTTTTGTGTCTTTGTCCTGGCGTTGCACCCAGAACCCGTCCAGTAACCGATCAAAATCACCTAAGGTCATAGTGCACCCATCAATGCCACTAAAGCTATTAGTAATATGCCAGCAACAATCGTAAACGAGCAGGCTACGATCATCGCCCAGACAAAGAATGGTTTAGAGTTTTTCATTTTCCACCTCAATCTGGTCATTGACCCCCTCGTTGTTTAGCTCGTTGCAGTGGTCACACCAGCCAGAACCGTCAAGCTCATCCTCGGCGTACCATTTGTGGCAGATCAAACATTGGACGTTTTCACGATCTTCCGTCATTGTACTTTCCTTTCGTTATACAGGACGCCCCCCGCCAGAGGATAAGGAGGTGCGGTGCGGCGGGGTTTGCCCTGGGTTTGGACTGGCGGCCCCCACCCGGCTTGTGCTCAGGGGGCCGAGTGGACACAGGTGGGCCGACAGCGTAATTTAGAAATTTTCATTTTTTACCTTACTTGTCTTCGGTTCATAGAATGGCCAATCAATCTTACGGAAGATTCCGCCTTTGATGCGAGCTTTTTGACCGTCACAGTCCAGTAAATCTTCACGTTTAAACTTCACTTCCCACAGTTGGGCTGTTGGGCTTACACCAAAGTAAATCAGAGCTTGAGCTTGGGTTGTGACGTGGATGCCTTTGACACAGGTCCCTAACCCTGACTGTGGTAAATTCTCTTCGCGATATTCTCCTTCTGGTTGGGTGAACTTAGAGTTGTGTCTCCCCTTGCCGTTTTCCTGTGTTGATCTATAAGCTGTTGCGAACCCATCTTCGCCAAAGGTAATCCCAATAGCGGATGCCATAAACAAGAGTCGGTTGTTTGTTTTGTCTTGCCAGTCGCCACGATACCAGGTGCCGTTGTGCCAGACGCCACCAAGCCAGACGCCACTGCGCCAGATGCCACCTTGCCAGATGCCACCTTGCCAGACGCCCCCACGCCATATTCCGTCATGCCAGCGACCACCACGCCATATTCCGTCAATCCAAACACCGTCGCGCCATTCCCCGCCGTACCAGGTGCCATTGCACCAGCCACCACCGTGCCAGTGACCATTGTACCAGTGACCATCGTACCAGCCACCACCGCGCCAGAGGCCATCATGCCAGGTGCCACCAAGCCAGATTCCATCATGCCAAACACCGTCGCGCCATTCCCCGCCGTGCCAGACGCCACTGTGCCAGATCACTTTACCGTCAACGACCGAAACCTCTTCGTTGCTCACTTTGGCTTCCCTCAGCCAGTCGGGAGCGTCGGTTAGGTCTTTAATTTTCATCGTCATTTCTCCAGATATAAGGTCTCAACATCATCCACAAAAAGGCCAAGAACAGCCCGAACCAGATTCCACCGATAAAAACCAGCATATTAGTCCTCGTTTCGTATATCCTTAGCCAGCCGATCAAGCCCCGATGCCGTTGGTTTGACTTCGACAATTTGTGGGTAAACGCCTTCACCGTGACATTTGGGACAGTCAGGGAAGAGCATCGGTGCCCTGCGGTTGACGCAAGTGCATGGCAGATTGCGGTAGCGATGTGTCATGGTTTTGCTCCTGTGTTAAGCATTTACGATTTCCATCTTGCCCTAATTAACGGCATTAAATAAACCCCGTCCACCGAAACGGGGGAATAATATGACTTATTTGTAAGCCGATACCCCGCACTTGCTTAACACAATAAAACGCTCGGCCCGAGTGACTCGATACCCGACCGAAACGGGGAAATAAAAACCCCTTGGCGTTAAGTCTTTAGCATCCAAGGGGCTGTGGCTACGTTTTTGTTGTGAGTGGCGTTCCTTTAAGAAATAACTTGATATTTCCCTTGCTTTTTATGAAAAAAATGTCTATAGGTTTATTGAGCCTGAGCCTGAAAGGAGTTAAGTCGCTATGGGTAAGCAACTAACGGCAAAGCAGACAAAGGATAAGGACGATCAGATTGAGGCAGGTTCTATTCCTAAACTTGCCGAGATACTCTCGATGGTTGCCGATGTTAATACTACCCCCCAGCGTCGCGCGATATTAGCTACAAAATGCCTGCCCCAAGCGGCGGGGTGGAGTCAATTACGAAAATCCGAATATGCGGGAGTCTGCACACACACATGGTACAATGCGGAGCGCGATCCGAAGTTTAGAAAGCTATGCTTAGACTTTGTTAGAGACCGGCTGGGGACTTATTTGCCCGAATTGTGGCAACGCTACGTTCAGTTGGCCCTCGACGGTGACCGCCAGGCACTTGAGCGCATATTCCAACAACTCGGCGTTATTGACAAACCGGAGAAAAACGACACCAACGTCACGGTTGTTGTGAGTGTGGAAGAAAGACAGAAACTGGAGCGAGCACGGGTTGCCAATCAGCGTAAGGGGTTAGAGTCTCTTGGTCTATTTTTGCCTTCTGATGGTTAGCATTATGGGTTTACAGCCTGCAATAAACAACCGATCATTACAAATCAACCCGTTTGAGTTGTTTATGGCGACTTATCTACCTCATTACTTGGAACTCAAGTCGGCGCCGTTTCACCATGAATGGGCCAATGCTTTCTGTGACGATTCCGAACAATATCTCGTTATCGAGACAACCAGGGGCGGTGGTAAAACGACGTGGGGCGCCAAGGCGTTCGGGCTTTACACGATCTGTACCGGTAGCGATCCGGAGATGCAGATTGTGTCACGTTCCGGCGGGGCAACTGGTACAGCGCAGAAAATTATGCAGGCAATTATTCGGGAACTCGAACATAACCGGCTAATGATTACCGACTACGCCCTCACGAAAGGCGATTCGTGGGGGAAGGAACATATCCAGGTGGTTCGCGGTGACGGACATGTCGTAGACCTCTACTGCGTTGGGAAACACTCCTCAATTCGCGGCGCACGCGGTACTACCTGGATAGATGATCCCCAAGACGCGAAGGATTGTCGATCTGAGGTTGTTTTACAAGCCGATGAGGAATGGTTCTTTACTGATGTTTTGCCTGTTATGTTGCAGAATCAACGCATGATTGCGATTGGTACGCCTATTAGCCCCTTGTCGCTGATGTCAAAGCTCAAGCAAGTTGAGGGGTTCAAGGTTATGTCGCACCCGATTGAGGACCCACCGTATAGCGGTAAGTCAGTTTGGCCAGAGCAATACTCTGACGAAAAGCTCCGGTTCCTCAAGGAAACAATGGGACTTGATCGCTATGCTGGTGAATATCTTTGTGATCCCAAAGTTTCTGGCAATCCCCTATTCAGGTCTGAATGGTTTCCTGATTACGACCCCAAATCTGAGGCGTTTCAGCGGGTTAAGCATAACGGGCTAAGGGTGGTTGTTGGTATGGATTGCGCCGAGTCTCAATCGTCCCAGGCTGATTATACGGCGATTATTACTCTCGGAGCTACACCTGGGGCTAATCCCGATATTTACGTATTGGACGTGCGCAGGCATCATTGGACAACAAGAGAGGGTGCGGAGCAGGTGTTTTTAGTCTATCGAGACTGGAAGCAGAACGCAACACAGGTTGAGAGCCGAGTTAAGGAAGAGCACGGCGGGGACGCCATGATCCAAGAGATTCGGAAGCTCGAGACTATGTACTCTCAGTTCGTGAACCTACATCCAATCAAACCAACCTCCGACAAGGTGACGCGAGCGGCCCAAGTGCAATCAACCTGTCAGCAGGGGAGGGTGTACGTGAACAGGCGAGACCCGCAGACTCAGGCGTTCATGTCCGAACTTACGATGTTCACCGGATCGCAGAACTACCACGACGATATGGTTGATGCTTTCGCTCATGCGATGGCTGAGGTGCAGAAGATTAGTAAGAGCAGTAAGACTCAAATCAAATCAGGTTTAGCTGGAGCGTGGGCATGAAGATTCTGAATGTTTGCTTCCCGAAATGGACGGTGAGTTGGATTTATCGCGGAGAGGCAACATGACAACAGAAGAACTGAAAAAGGCGAGGTTGTCGTGGGTTAAGTTCGAGTCAGTTAATCCCCATGGTGGATGGGCGCGATTTGTCGCAAAGGACAAGCCGAACCCCGAATCCCCTTGGGATGGTTTTGCGACAACTGCCAAAAGGATGATATGTGAAGCTGAGCGTATAGTTCCCCCCGAGTATCGTAATCGGTTGACGTATCAGTTCAAGCCGGAGTTTCCGGGTAGTGGCAGTGGTATGTTTTGGTTTATGGGCTGGCAATATCGGCCAGAGGAGATAGGCGATGAGGAATGACATTCTTTTTATCACTCGTCTTCAAGTGGGGTGGCTCAATGAGAAAGCCAGCGCCCCAGGGAGGGCGATATTGAGATGAACAACAAGACAACAAAAACGTACAACGGGAGACTGATAATGAAGAACGTTAGAGCACCTTTAACAGCTTTGGTTGTACTGGCAGTGGTCGGGGCAATCTGGGCTGTGGCAATAGCGGGTGATATTAGACAGGACCGATTGACGCTGGCCCACGTTATAGATCAAACTGGGGATTCGGCAAACATCTTGAAGTTGAATGTCTTATCGGCATTGGACAGTTTTACCTATGTTGACTCAATTTGGTTTGAGACGGACACTACTATCGTCACGTGGACCTCACACCCAACGACCCGGCGGTTAGTCTTGACTCTCGACACAACGGAGACTTACTGTTGTTCGGTCGATTGCGGCACGAACATCTACGGGTTTGAGTTCGTTTGCCCCAACGGGGCCACTTACGATGCTGATAGTTTGGCCGATGACTTGGTGGATTCGTTCACCAACGTAGCAGGGATGAAGGATACTGTATTAGCTGAGGATTCGTCCTCTTATCTCAAGATTGTTTCAAAAATAGCTCAGATAGATTTAGAGGGTGACGCCCGTTGGACGTTGAAGGTTGATCCGGTGGCTGAGATCGCTGAAGCTGACTCAACCTTCACCACTAAGGCGATGCTTTGTGATTCGTTGGCGGCCGCATTTAACGGTGAGGCAACGTTGGCTGATATGCTGGTTGCCGCTAATAGCGGGGATACGGTTATCACTTTGACGGGCAGGTCTGGGTGGAAGGTGAACATCTTCGTCGGGGACACAGCCCAAACCGCCACTGAAACTCAGGCGGAGAAAGCATCTAAGTCTCGGTTCGCCGACACGTTCCCGATATTCCCGATGCTTACGGATGGTTTCAATACGCTTCAGGGGACAGTGATCCTTCGGGCGTCGGGATACACTGGGGCGGGGTATGGGTTATCGGACTCCGGCATGGTTAAATTGATGAGTCGTGTGGGGCCGTATGACGGCACGCCTACTGGTGGGACATGGACCTTGATAGATTCCGACACCTCGGCGGGTCTGCCTACGACCCTTACGGTTGCAGTTGAAGATAGTGCTACATATTTTGGTGAGATGCTATATCTGGTTGTCTCGGTCATAGATACAGCAACCGACACCGCTGTTACGGCCAATCACGATATCGACTATTGGTTTATGAGGGTAGAGGACTGAGATGTCTGGGCCTCAAGAACAATACGCGGTTGAGCCGAAGCAACAAGACGACGATTCGTATGAGCAGAAGATGCTTAAGCGGGTCAATGACGATATGTCTACGGCGGAGCAGTTTAGGTCTACCCGGCAAAAGATTGTGGACGAGTATCGCAAGCAATACCGAAACTCACAGTATTATGAGGAGTTCAGGGCGATCAAAGAACAGCCGTTACCAATAGCCCAACAACTTGTTGACCAGTTCGTAGCGTTGCAACAAGACAAGATCGGGTTTAATAACCAACCGGCTCGCGCGGTTGGAACACCCGGCACTGACCCGGCGGAGGTCGATGCTATTCAAAGCATGACTGATTGGCAGGATTACCGCGACGGGATTATCGGTAAATTGGGCGATGCCCTAAACTCTTGCGCGGTTGACGGTCATTGTGTCGCTCAGGTGGATTTTCTTGAGACTAAGAAGTGGCGTTGGCGAGTGGTCAATGATGAGTTTGGACCCGACCAATGGCAACGAGTTGAGGAAATCGACTACATTGGGCCGGTAGTTAAGATGATAGATTCCAACAGCCTATACTATTCCGGAGACAAAAAGAATTTGGCTGACCCTTTTCCCTTGATGGTTAAGTCACCCCAGGCACGAGAGTTCTTTGACTCAAAACCGTATTTCTTCAATCAGACATTACTTGACGATGAAGAACAGTCAACCTCGACAAAGACAACCGACTCGGCGGATATACCGAACGTCACGGAAGAAAGGATCAGCTTCACAAACGTTACGGGGCGGATACATGATTACGTTGAATGGCAAGCGCCGGTCAACAAGGCCGAATTATATGAGTTCATGGTCTCGAAGGGGATGGAAGACCAAGTTATGTCGCCGGAAGGCGAGATGCCTCAAGTTGATCCGGCTGAGACAACCTGGGCGATTATTGGCGTGGCGGATAAGAAGACGGTTGTGCGATTACAGGAAGCGCCGTTTGGCTTGAATCGGCCTAACATTCTGGTTGGTTGCATTCAGAAAGACGGAAGCGTATTTCGTGGGATAGGGTTACTCGACTTGATCTTCTCACTGTGTCGCGGTGCCGACCAGGCCGCCGGTATGATGATTGAAAATGTCGTGCAGTCGATTGATTCCGGTTGGGGCTTGGATCGAGAGAGGGTGCACGGGGCAACCCCAGTGATAAATAGTCGGAATTTCATTTTTGAGTGTGACGGCAACCCTAATGAAGTTTTGAAGCGCCTTGACCAACCGAACCTGTCTGATCCACTGGCGGCGTTGATCGAGTTTTATTTCACCAAGGCCAAGGAAGCGGCTAAATTGCCGGATGTGACGCTGGGGCGTGGCGACAAGAACGCTGAAACTCTCGGTGAGAATGCGATGGCCGAGTCTCACGCGACGGTTGGTTTGTCTGAATATCTTCGCGTATTTGAGGAAACTTTCCTTCGACCGCTCTATCAGATGCGGAACGAGATCAGCGTTGAGCTGATAGATCAGGAGTTTGTTTACGGGGTTATTGGTGACGGTGCGGTTCATTGGAGTAAGCCGATGCAACCTTCGGCAGTCCGAGCGTCAGTTGACTTTATTTGCGAGTCTTCCACGAGGGAAACCAATAAGGCCGTTACAACGTCACAGATGACGGCGTTCTTGGACATGGCTCCCAATTTGGTCGCCGCAGGCACTCCCGTTGGCATAGGAGCAATAGCTAAGATACTGGCCCAGAATGGGTTTAGTATGTCACAAGAGACAATTGATACAATTCTGCCGTTGGAAAAATTAGCGAAAGAACAAGAGATTGATGTCGGGGCGCTGATAGCTCAGACGGCATTGGACAAATTACAGGCCGAGGCGATTTTGGCTAAAATCCAACTGGATTCCATCCTCGCCGGTCAGATACCAGGGCAGGGGGTGCCCGATGATCCGGGAGGTGGTGCAGGTGGCCCTACTGCACAACCGATGACAGGTGCCGAGGCTGAACAGAACGTGAACCAAGAGAATCAGGTAACTTTAAGGGAATAGTGTAGGAAGTAGAAATGCCCAGAAAATCCGATATCGCAAACGCCGCGAACAGGGAGTGGCGAAGAGAAAATAACCTGGTTGGTGTCCGACTGGACGTTCATCAAAGGCGTACTTTGGGTGCGTTTGTAGAGCAACGTTGGCAGGAGGCTAAAGATAACCCCTTAGCGCCTGTTGCGTCGGTTGACCCCGGTCTTAAACCAACTGGTGAGAGGCGGCCATGTACGGCCGATATTGAAACGATTGGAACTAGGAGCAGGACGAGGACGGTCTTACGGGAAGTCGAAACTGGGCGCAATGATCGCGGACCAATTACCACGATGAAGAACGTTCGGGAAAACTACATCGAAATAAGTGGTTTGTTGACGGCCGAGGAAGCCGATACGCTTGGCACTCAGGAATGGTGCTCGCAAGGTGACAAGTCCGGCACATATACCTGTGTAATAGACGGTCGCAGATTTAAGTTAAGTCAGGAGGATTACGTCAAATTATGCGAATTGCAAAGCTAACACATCCGGTTAAGAATGATGAGTTTGTGTCTTGGCTGAGATCGGTGGCGGGGCAGCATTTTATGGGGTTGTTGGTGGCATACCACCGACAGGAACTTGAGATGCTTCAGGCTCAGGCTTTGCGAAAAGGTGATACCGAATGCTTAAAGGGTGAGGTCATGGGCCTTGCTCGATTTTTGAAACCATTTGATTTTCTGGCTGACACGGCAACAGAAACAGACGACAAGTCTGACACGGCAACGGGAACAGCTAAGGAGTTATAGTGACTGAGAAGGTAAATGACAGCCCAGATGTAGACGCGACCCCCGAACCTACGGGTGTTGAGGATGCAATGGTGGGTGACTTGGAAAAGGTTGTTTTTGACGATCCGATGGCGGATGAGCCAATAACCCTTGACGGGGTGGATGACCAAACCAAGGACGTTGGAGAAGACGCTCCTGACACAACGCCAGAAACAGACGATAAGTCTGACACAAAGGCTGATACAGGTGTTGATCCGCTTTCTACGTTGATGGAAGAGACAGGTCTGATGGCCAAGTATGGCACGTCGGAGAAGGCTTTAAGGGCTTTGTCTGATGCTCAGACTGAACTCGAAAGACGAGGACAAGAGGCTAAACAGTATCAGCAGGTGAACGCGCAATTAACTGAAATGATTCGCAACATTCGCCCGCCGGCACCAGCCGAGGTTGGATTAACACAAGACGATCTGGACCAGTTTATGGTGGACCCTACGCCAGAGGCTTTCCAGTCTCTTTCAGCTAAGGCAGGTTACGTGCAAAAGTCTGAGTTTGATAATGGGATGCAGGCGATACAACGACTGCATAACACTATGGAGAACCAGGCATTGGCGGACGACTTTAATGACCACGAAGATTTTAGAGACGTTGGCAGATACGTTCGGACACATAACGACTTACCACCCGCAGGTCTCAATCCCCAATGGGATAAGATTATGGGGATGGTTAAGAAGTTTCCAACTCTGAGCAAGGTATCGATCAACGAACTAATCGGTGCGTTTCACCAGCCGGGATCAAAATCGTCTAAACCTGATGTGCCCCTTGTTCCGCCACACAAGAAGGTGGCCGCCACCACAACGTCTGCTGACCGGACCCCCGGCAATAGCGGCGTTCGTGCTGATGGGCTACCTATCAACTTTGACAGTTTATCGGTGGAACAACAGGAAAATGTACTTACAAAGATGGGATATTTTGGATGATAGTATGATTCTTGTCTGGTCCGCCAGACGAGGATTATATTTTGGCTAACTTTGCAGATGGTCTTGCGGACGCGACTTACGCGACCACGACCTCAACGATGGATGCTGGTGTCCCCTCAACGTTTTGGAGCAAAAGGTTCCTGTCGTTGTTGACGCAACAGATGGTCCTTCACCAATTCGCTCAGTTGAAACCGTTACCAGAGGGTAATGGTACTACGGTTGAGTTTAGCAGACCCCGCCCTCTCGATGCCGCTATGACAGCGCTGACTGAGGGCCAACACCCGAACGCTTCAGAAGTTCTCTGGCAGAAGGTCACGGCGACTCTGGCCGAGTATGGCGATTTCGGGCAAATCACGTCGTTATTGTCTCAGGCTCACTTAAACCAGGAATTGCTCGGCGCTGTCGAGATATTCGCGGATCAGGCTGGTCAGACAATGAATCAGCTCTTATTGCGGGAAATAGTAGCTAATGGTAGTTATCACATTCCCGCTGACCTTTCGGCTACGTCGCAGTACAACGGGACGTTCACTACGGTTACGAGTAAGACGGAGTTGAAGTCAGCTGGTCTGGCGGCAAATTCCAACTACGGTGATGCCAATGATGACCTCAACGAGTCGGTTATTACGATTCTTGATGGTCCGGCGGCTGGCGAGTCCAGACCTATCACCGATTATGTCACCTCTGATGGTGTAATGACGGTGCCAACGCTTGATATGTTGCCGGAAGCCGGTGACGCTTTCCACGTTTCGACCCCTGACGAGATTACCACTGGCGATGACTTGTCCTGGGCTAACGTCAAAAAGGCTCGCGCAATTCTCAAGACGAGATTGGCGAAGCCGTTTGCCGGTGGCTATCTTGTGATGGTTGTCGGCCCGGAAGAAGCTGCTGGCCTCATGGATGATGCTGTTTGGAAGAACTTGCAGTATTACAAGGATTCCGCTAAGGGTGGCTTCACAGGTGAACTTGGCAAGTACGCAGGTTTCCGTGTGGTTGAGCATACTACGCCATTCCAGTTCAACCTGTCGGCCTCACGAGGCACCGCGGGGTCTGGTGGTGTCCAAGCCGCAGGGGCTGGTTACGTTTCGGGGGGTGCCGTATCGTGCGTTCCTTGTTTCGGAAAGAACGCCTTTGCTTCAACCACCTTCAAGAAGAAGGGGAAGCAGGGGATGAAACCACCCGTCATCGTGAAACAGCCCAACAAGTACGATACGAGCAATCCGTTAAATCGGTATGCGACTGCTGGTTGGGTTATCGAGACGGTCAAGAAGTCGCTACGTGGCGATCATGTTGTTTGTATCAACGTGGACTCTACGCAGTAACTACGATTTGGGAGCGGGGCAACTCGCTCCCATCTCCAAAGGGTGAATTATGGATGGCATGAAAATCAATCCGAACTTACGGGTGTATTTACATCGGTGTACCGGTTGTGATAAGATAGAGACCCTGACGACATTACCGGCTTTTGGTAAAGCGTCTCGGACGTGTTCTTGTGGTGGGACATTGCTGTTTTCTGAGATTGTACCCCAAAAACCGCGTGAAGGGATGGCTTACCCGTCGGTGAACTTCAATCACTGGCGACCCGACTATACGCAAATGGATGCTGAGAAAGAGGCCACCGCGGCGGGGATGTACGAGTGACAAAGGGAAACCTCAAGAAAGATTTGCTGTACTTGGCAAGACAGACCGATATGGCCGAGGATGATCTTGATGCTCATGTTGAGTTTTGCATTGAACGTGGGCTGAACAGTTTCTGGAACGCTCATGGCTGGACGTGGAGTACGCGGCCGTATTCTCTGAGTATATCGAGCGAAGCGGCCGCTTACGAGCTACCAGAAGACTTCAGGGGTATCAGGGCGGTTAGAGAGAAAGATAGCTCCTATGGTGGGGCAATAATCTACGTCCCGAAAGAGCGGTTCGACAGGGAGTACCCGTACCCTACCGCATCGACAAGCGGGCGACCGAGGGTCTGTACGGTCTACTACGACCGGGAAGAAGCCCTGAATTATATACAATTCTTTCCTGTGCCTGAATCCGGGGATACAATCTATATTGAGATGTACACGACTGTCGGCAATGTGGATAGTGTGCCTCATGGTTTTGAGTCGGGGTTGATGGCTGACGTTGAGAGATTTCTTTACAAATTAGGAACGCCCGCCAGATTTTCAGCGCAACAATCGTTTGATACCGAGTTGAGGCGAATGATTCGTCTGGACGGTCCGTTTAAGGGCAAGCTAATAGAAATAATTACAGGATCAGTCGGCCCAACCAGGGGCCAATCGTTCGGGGAGTATTTTAGCGGATGAGAATACTACAATTCATTCTGTGTTTGACGTTGGTGGTTGGTTCTATCGGTGCCCAGACGGCCCCGGAGCTTGACTCTATTGCGGCGGCGGTAGTGGAACAAGTTGGGGCCGTGACCGGCTCGACCGTTACACACGAGATCAACCGGGCGTACTTACAAGTGACGACTTCTTACCCCGCCTATGAGGTTGTTGACACCGTGACTATCGACAGCGCGTCGGGGCGAGTAGCGTTGCCCGCTGATTACGACCGCATGATAGCCGTCGATCTCATAGCCGCCGACGAGGAAGATGACAAGGCGCGGGTGCCGTTACGTAAGGTGCCAACTGACACTACTTCGGCCAGTATTATCAGGGCAAGCATGGTTGTTTCTAATGAGGCGGATCAAAAGTATTATCAGGTGACGGCGCGGTATCTTTACACCTATCCCCGCTGGGTCAGGTCCGATACGGCGACATTTGAAGTCCGGTATTATGCTGTCGGTGCGAAATTGACATCAGGGGCAGACACGATTATGGTGGCCTTTGCTTATCGAAATGCCGTGTTCTACTTGGCGTGCGCCGAGTATCAGGCGCGGCGCGGTCAGTTTAACGACGCTCGGTTTTACACGGCTCTTTGTGAACAGCGTTACGGTCCCCTGCAACGCCGGAGAGATGAAGAATGAGGGTTTTACTACTATTCATATTGCTGTTAGCTGGTGGCGTCTACGCCCAAGAGGCTCCAGATATTCAGCTTTTGCGAATTGAGAAGTTCTTAGGTCTCAATACGGCCGATGTGCGCCCGCCTGAAGGTGCGGCTGTGGTCGCGCACAATGTAGACCTGTCTCGCAATAAGGTTGGGACGGTGGCGAAGCGGTACGGTTTCGATAAGATTGATTCCCTGACAAGCATTGACGGCATTGTGTTACTTGAGGCGTTGCAGTTCAACGACGGCAGTAAGTATATGATGGTCATTGGTAAAGACCCCGACAGCGGATGGGGTCGCATTTATGTCAGCAATGAAGGATCAGAGAACTTTGAGCAAGATTCATTGACCTTGTTGTATTCCAGGGTAGTCATTACGGGGGTTTGGTCGGTAGCAAAATTACGAGATCAGTTCTATGTGACGACGAGTGAGGGGCGTGGAATTATAATAGGGAAGAACGCCAACGGTTTTTATGCTCGCCCATTCCCGGTGCTGGCTCCGGGTGAACCTCTAATTGTTCCTTTTGATACTATAGCTGGTGAGAACAATGCCTATAAGTTGAATGGGACGTATAGGTATGCTTTCAAATTAAACCGTCCGAGTAATCCGACTTATGACGGGTTCTCGTATATTAGTCCCCCGATAAAGGTTGATAATGGCAGGGTTTACCTTCGAGATTTTCAATGGATGTCGGCGGATACCGGCGACACGAGAGATACAACTACGGTAGCTATTTTTCGTACTCGCGGGGATGTCGGAGCAATAGACGCCAGCGATTCCGCCTTTTTTGTCCCATCGTTATATGGAGAGCATACTGGAGTATATCCAGATGGTGCTGACTCTTTGGCAAATTGGGTTGTTATTGACAGTATGCCCGACATCTACCTATCGGCGGCTACAACAACACCCTTGATTGATGACGACTTGACAGGGTTTGATGAAAACACCCCCGCAGACTTTACGCGCCGGTATGGTGCGCCGGGATATATTACAAGGACAGCGTGGGTTGCGGGTGATACTGCCGCCGACGGATCGCCTCACGGTGTCTATGGTGGTTGGCCCTCTCCTGAAGGTGTATTGTTGGCTCAGGGGGTCGCCTATGCGTGTACTTACATAGATACCTTGAGTGGTCAAGAGTCACCTCTTGGTGCCGCCCATATTATTGAGAGGGACCAAAGCGATACGGTGATGTCTTATACACTATCCATCCCCCGTCCATCGACGGGGGTGTCAGGTATAGCCGTCAACCTATATCGGGCGGCGGTACGGGTAACACAAAACGAGATCAATGGTTGTGGAATTGCTATTTGGAATTTTGGCGAAAAGCCTGATTCTTGGGGTGGAATAATTGAACGGCTTGGTGAGATTAAGCAAAATTTCTGTGGCGATGAATTGAAGGCTTTGATTAGTGACTATGGTGTACCATCTACAGTTATCATGGACCCGGTACTGTCGGTGGAAGGGTTTCATCCGGTATTCAACACTGTAAACTGGCGAGACCTGATTATTACCGATACGGTTTATGTTGAGCAATATAAGTTGGTTGAGCAGATTTCGGATACATCTACGACATACACCGACACCCTGAGATACGACAGCCTGTCCACCCATCGGCCATACCAAGAGAATCACGTTCCGCCATTTCTAAAATCCACCTTTGCGTTCAACGCTCGCCTTTATGGGGTCGATGGTAACAACCTCTATCGTTCCAACGTATCCGATCCTGATTCCTGGGGTCTGTTTGATTTTATTGAGGTCAATCCGGGTTTCGACCAGTTGACGGTAGCGTGGCCCGGTCAGTACGCCATTAGGGCAATGAAGGCGCTATCAAACTATAACATTGATTGGCGTATTTTTGTTGAGCCGGAGATTGTCGGTCATTGGGGTTGTATCGCGCCCAAGTCTTTTGCACTATCACCGGCCGGGCCTATTTACCTTAGTGATGCGGGGGTTGTTCTTGAGAGGGGGGGGGAATACTTAGAACGAGAAGTTGTACCGGGGATCATCTCAAACACTTTGAGCAATTTCAATGATATGGACCCATTGACTCGCAAGGATGCGCGTGGTGCCTGGTTACCGCGTGAACAGCAGTATTGGTTATGCGTCAATGATACAACTTTCATTTGGGATTGGCAGGCGACTAAGCGACTTGGGGAGAATGTCTGGACCACTTCAAGTATTACGTTTGCTGGTGGGACGCTTTACGATACCGATGATGAGTTTGCAGTCGTACCTGGTCGGTCGTTTTACTTTTGGAAAGAGGACGATAACCGGATATATCGGTACGGTCAGGGAATCACGAAAGAGGAGTATGATTACGATTACAAGGGCACCGATACGGCTTACGATCATATAGTGATGACTTACACGACAGGGCCGTTATTGTGGAACAGGGAAAAGTCACAAATACGAGGGTTTGGGTTGTTGACAGATTATGACGGAGGCAGGCAGGCCGAGATATTGTATGTGAACCCTCTTAATGAGTCTGGGGCAGCCCTTGCCGGTGCGGTCGGGTTTCATACTTTGTCTGCTCGATTTATCAAGCAGAGAACCGTAGTTACGCCAGCACTGTATTATCAGATAGAAATTAAGTCGTCGACGTTGACACCTTTCGCCCTGACAACGGGGCTGGCTATTGAGGCACTTGACGTATATTACATCCCCAATGCGGAAAGAATACCGTTTAATCAATAGGAGTATAAGATGGTAGACCCAGGTACAGCATATTTGTTAGCACAGGGCGGAAAGACGGGACTTGACCTGATAGGCTCCCTGCTTGGTATGGGGGGCAAGAAGAAAGCCCAGGGGCTGTTTGATATGTCTCTTGCGGAATTGGAGGCATTACAAGGCAAGTCGGTTTTAGACGTTGGAAAGATTCGGACCACCAACCGAGCGGCGATGCTCCCCCGCGCTAAGGAGCTTGGGGATCAAATGTCTCGCCGGTTCAATATGGATCAACCACGAGCGCAGAAGTATTTTACGGATCAGTTGTTCGATGAGGAAGCAAAACAGTTGCCTGGTCTGATGGAGCGTAACCAACGGGCCACTTCGTTACGTGATCTTGATATCCGAAAGGCGTTAATGCGGGCGCGGGCATCGCAGTTAGGGTGATATTATGGGGCGAGTAACCACAGGCGGGACAATTGGTGATGTGCTGAAGCGGACGGGACAAGACTTGCCCCGCCTGGCTATGACGCTGGCTGATTTGCAGTACAGGAAAGAACAGCAGGAGCGTCAGGGTACTCTTGACACTCAGAACTTGGAACATCAGGGGGTGATGGAGCAACAGGGACAGGAACGCAACGACTTGGCGGCTCAAGGTGCAAAGATAGCGCAACAGAACGCCGACCTGAGGTTTGCTCAAGCGCAGAAGCAGATGCTTGGCGCAATGGGGGGACAACCACAAGAAACGCAACAGTTCGAGAATGAAAAAGATTACAACCTCTATTTACGGCTTAATCGCCCCGATCAGTATTGGAGTGATAAGGAACGAGAGGCCAGTATTAAGCGAGGGGCAGGTAAAACAACCAAGCCTGCCAGCGTTGTTCCTGACATTGAGAAGTTCAGGGGTCAAGAGGCTGAGATAGAGAAGAATATCCAGAACTATCTTGGTGGCCCCAACGTAACGAGTGTCGACGCCCAAGGTCAGCCGATTCCCGTCTATCGAGAAGATTCTCCGTTACAGGCGATTGACGACTACGGTCAGCCCCGATGGAAAGAAGAGCCGCCGACATTAGAGAATTATCTTGGTCGGCAGGCGGCCGATACGAGCATATTCCTACGCCAAACAGCGGGACAGCCACCAGAGGCGAAAACTCGGTACGGTGAGGCTCTCAGTGAGGCTATGCCTGGCATGGAACCTTGGATTCGGGAATACTTGTACGGAGAGGAACCTGAGCCAACTCAACCAACTCGACAAGAAATAGGCAGGGAGCAAGCGGGGACTGACGCCAGATCAGCGGTCGAATGGCAACGAGGGCAACAGGGGCCAACGCCCCTTGCTCCAGCTTGGCAAGATTGGGGTTTCAATTCAAAAGAGGAAGCTATAGCGGATTTGGAGGCGAGTTACAAGGCTGGTGAGATCCCCAAGATTCAATATGAACAATACCTGAAGATGCTCGGAGTGCAATAGTGCCGAGTCCTCCGTGGCGACAACCTCAACAGGCACGGCCAACCCCGCCGTGGCGACAAACGGGGCCTGATGCGCCCAATGGCAGGTCATTGGAACAGATACAGCCTGATATTCAGTCTGTTTCACAAGGGGGCGGATCCGGTTATCAACACCCGGCATTTGAAGCAAGGAAGCCCTTTCTCCCTGAGTCCATAGGTACGGGTTACCCTATAGCCAATCTACTCTGGTCAAAGGTTCTCCGTCCCGGCGCGTCCCATATTTCCGAAAAAGTTGGTGACGCTATTTCTCGTATGCGTGAGGGCGGGGCATCCCTTTCAAGGCGTTTCTCTGATGCGGGGAAAGCCGCCAACCTTTTCGTGGAAAACGAAATAACGGGTGTACCCCGACCTGAGGCTGAAATATCCGAGGGGCCAGGTATAATGCGTCAGACCCGTATGGGTGATCCGGCAACCGGAATGGATGTCGGCCCGGTCCCCTGGTCTAAAGCTGAACTGAAATATCGAGACCTAAAGGAAAACTCGCCCACCGGTGTTGCTGAGTTAATGCAAGTACCCCGATATATGACTCGGCGGACAACTATAGCCCCACAGTTCTTTGGACACTTTGCCGCGACGGCGTTAGAACCCGAACATGGCAGGACACCGGAAGAACAGGCCGGAGGGTGGTCTGGCAATATCGGTAGTGCTATGGGTGAAGAAGTCAAGGGTCTTGGTGGAATGGCCACCGCTATTCCGGCAACAGCAATCACCGCAATGGCTAATCTGAGCGGCGAATCCGTGATGGATCGGTTCAGACGCTATCAATCCGGTGAAGTTGGTGGTGAAATTGAGGGTGACTTTGAGCGCACGAAGCGTTGGTACAAGTGGCTAACGGGCAATGAACTGACCGAACAAGAGTTTGCCAACATGGTCGCTGGCGTGTACGAGGCACCCGAAACGGCTGAGTTTGCCTTACGTATGGGGGGTGAAGCGTTCGGTGGCGCGGTTAAAGGCGGTCGCTCACTCGCTGGTATAATGAGGAAGAAACCGCCAAAGATGCCGCCAAACGTACCGCCAAAGATGCCGTTAGGTGAACCTAAAGCTCCAAAGCCTGTCGTTAAACCCCCGATTTCACGGGAAACTGGCAAGAAACCGGCTAAAAGTGCGGTTGTTTTGCAGTCTCCCAAACAAATAGCTAATGGGCTTGGTGTCAAGATTACCGGCAAACAAGAAGATTTTGTCAAGCCAAACGGTAAGATCATCAAGGGACATTATGAGATATATGATCCTAAGACTGGGGGCAATTACAACGTCAAGGATATTGGCGAGTTGTCGACTAAGGTGGCCGAGAAACGCATTGAGTTCGATAAGGGCAGTACAATCGCCGAGAAGGGCGAGACCAAGTACCAATATGGTAATAGCCAGGCCACGATCCCGAAGGAGACCGAGGCCGCCCAAGGACTGAAGGGTGCTCGCTCCAAGATTGCCCAGAAAGATCATATGGCCCAGGGGACCGACGTCGGCGGGGACCATGTGACCGTTCGCTACGGCATCAAGGGCGACAACACGGCCGGTATTCGGAAGTATCTGGAGGAGCAATCGCCATTCCAGGTGACGCTCCGCTCATCAAAGAAATTCGAGCCGAGCGAGTCCAGCGACAACGCGGCGGTCATCTATGCTCCAGCCGAATCCGCTGATCTGAGCCGCCTAAACGTTGAGCTGGAAAGTCACGGCGATTTCATTCCACCGACTCAAGGTAAGTATAAGCCCCATGCGACCATAGCCTATGTCAAGCCGGAAGCCGCAGACAAGTATGTCGGTATGAGCGAGACCGAAGGCAAATCGTTCACGGTTGACCGGATTGTCATCTCAAAGGCGGATGGGACTAAGGAGGCTATCAAGCTGGCGAGCGCAAAGCCGCCCGTCACGCCCGAACCAGAGGCCAAGCCGCCGACTACTAAGCTAAAGGCAAGGCCAACTGTTGCAAAAACTGCAACGGTTCATCCAACTGTCAAGAAATCGTTGACGGTTGAGGGCAAGCAACACGCTCCCCACGATATGCCTAAGGGATGGACGGTCCGCGTTCAATCTAACTGGCGCAAATCCCCAGGGTGGAAGGCCGAAGTTGATTGGCGGGAAAAACAAATTGTTTTTGAAACGAAAGCTGATGCCGCAAATCCCAGTATTGTGAACCATGAAATAGCACACATATTAATTGAAGATAAACTTCTGGATGTTGGTTACGGGATTCAAGAAATGTCTGAAAGCAAAAGCTCGTTCTTAAACGAGTATGCTAAGACTACAAACCATATGGGTTCACCACCTAATTTTGTAAAAGAACTAATGGCTATGGATTATGGTAATTATTTATCTGACCCAACTTCTGTTACACCTAAGGTGGCTGATGTTTTTAATAAATATATGACCAAACCCATTGCCAAGACGCAAAAAGAAGCGGCTGTTGACGTTGCCCGAAAGCGGGCGGAACGCAAGGCCAGGTCCACCGCCAAGACGCCGAAGAAGATAGCTAAAGGCATCGCTGGCGCAACAGGTATCGCTGGAGCGTTAAAGCGAGACAAGCCGACCTCAAAAGTCAAAACCGCTCCGAAGGTTCCGACCCCTCCGCCGAAACCTCCCACAGTCAAGGGGTTACCAAGCAAGCCACATCAAATAGTTGGCTTAAGCAAGGTTGAAAACGCCGAAGTCCGCCGCCGCTATGGATTGGATAAGTTACCGAAAGACAGGGTTGAGTCGTTTACTTATTCGGCGTCTGAGGCGAAATTGAGGGGATTGGATAAGTCGGCCATTGAAACGGCTCGTGAAGTTCTGAAGTCAAAAAGACCCTTATCAGCGACTGAGCGTGCGGGGATGAACCTTAAGGCGGCGGAACTTATTCGGGAATATGAAAAGACGGAAGCCGATGTTTCAAGGTTGATCGAAGAGGGGCAGATAAATAAGGCGTCACGGGCGAGAATCAGGGCTGAGGCCATATTAGACAATCTTGAGCTTTTGACCGAGGGATCGGATGTCGGGGGCAGGGAGCTTGGAAGAGGTATGTCTATCGGTCGTATGCTGATAGACTCCGAGAGCATGGACTTGGCCTCTGTTATGCGAAGATATCGAGTGGCCAAGACGAAGCCAGCAACGGACAAGGAGATCACTCAGCAGAAAGAGCTTGTCAGGAAATATGAAGAGGCTACGGAAGAACTTGAGCGGGCCAGGGCTGAAAATAACAGGTTGATCGCTGAGAGAGAAAAGGCAATCGCCGAGCGAATCGCCGCCATTGAAACTAAGAAATCTAAAATATCGTCTCGCGCGGCCAAGTCCCGCTCTAAGATACTCACAGAGCGTGCGGACATTCAAAAACAGTTACAGGGCTTAGGGTTTAGGCGTAACGACATAACGGGCGTATCCGCAGAGGGATCGTACCTGATCGGACGGTTGGCCTTAAATTATATTCGTGAGGGCGTTGTTACATTAGATGAAGTTGTCCGTAAGGTGATCGCCGATTTTCCCGACATAACTGAACGTGATGTGTGGCGTGCCCTGAATGAGCGAGACCCCAAACGCCAACGCAAGCTACAAAGTGAAGCCCAAAGGCAAGAGAGGTTTCTGAAAAGGCAGGCCCGACTTTTAGAAAACATAGCAAAGGCGGAAGAAGGGATTTTCCACAAGCCCAAAAAGAGAGCGGAAGCTACGGCCGAGATTAAAGCCTTACAGAAAAAATACAGACAGTTGCGGCGTGACGCTTACAAAAAAGGAAACAACGACATTCAGGCCGACCTGTTGGAACGCACCTTGTTACGTATTAGTGAAGCTACGGAGCAATTAGAGGGCCAGTATCGCTCTGTTCGTAAGGGTAAGACTATTCCATCTGAGGAAGTCGCCTCGGCTCGTGCTAAATTAAAAGAAATTCGGACTACAATGCGGACCCAAGACAGGTTAGCCGATTTACAGGAACAGCTTCGCACCGGTGATTTTAAGGACACAAAACCCGCGCCGGCGAAAAGTGAGTCTCGTAAATTGACCAAGGCTCGCATTGATGTTAAGCGTGCCCGCAGAGCGATACAGCAAGCGAAAGAGGATGCTCGGCCCTGGGGTGTTGGCAAGGTGTGGGGTGAGCTTATTCACACGCAGAGAACCGCTAAGGCCACAGGGGACGTGTCTTTTACCTTTAGACAGTTAATCCTCCCCGTATTAGCTCATCCCTTTGTGGCGGCGAAAGTTTCAGTCAAGGCCCTTCAAGCCATGTTCCATAGCTATACGTGTGAAAAGATAAACACATTCTTGCGGGACGGCCCGGATTCGTATATTTACGATGTCGCGGGGGTGAAGATATTAGACTCCAGTTCTCCAGTGATGTCTCAGCGGGCCGACATTTTTAGGGCGAGATTGCTTGAAAAAATCCCCGTCCTCGGTCATATTATTAGGGGGTCGAATCGTCATGCCACAACACTTGGGAACCTTTTCCGCACATATTTATTTGATCGCTGGTACAAACAGAATCCCAATGCCACCGTTCCCGAAATGAGGGCCTACGGGGATGTTGTCAATGTGTTCACGGGCATTGGCGATCTAAGTAAACTCGGCCCGACGACTCGCAAGATTTTATCGGCTGGTTTGTGGTCTCCCGAATTAACGACCAGCAGATTCCAGGCTCCGTATATGATATGGAAGTACCGGAAGATGCCTCGCGTGCGCAAACAGATAGCGATGGAATACGCAAGGGCCATTGGAACGGGAATGACGCTCATGGCCATAGCCAAGCTCTATTGGCCAGAAGCCGATATAGGCACAAATCCCGAAGACGCCGACTTCGGGAAGATCGTATATAAAAACTCCCATATTGATATTTGGGGTGGATTTCAACAACCGATTCGATTGATGTTGCGGGGCTTACTTATCGGGACGGATTTAGCGGGAGTTACCGGACGTGAGTTAGAGACGCGGAAAAGAGAAAAAGACTACTATAAGATTTTGTCTCAATATCTTTCATACAAGGTGTCCCCCATTGTGGGGCTTGCCCGTGAAATAACCACCGGAAAGACGGCGGTCGGGGAGAAAATATCTATCCCCGAAGCTCTAAAAGGTTCCGTCACCCCGTTTACCATACAGGATATTAAAGACGCGAACAAGATAGAGGGTGTCGGTTGGGTTGTCGCTGGCGGGATGGCTCTTACTGGAGTTGGAATTGGTACTTATGAGCGTAAGTATGACAGGCTGGACGCTCTCGTTGAACTCAAGAAAACTAATTACAGTGAGTACGTTAAGTCTCGGTTGGCGTGGAATAAGGCTAACCCAACGAGGAAGATCACACCCGAAGCCGTAACCAAGCACGGTAAATGGGATACGGTTGTGGCCAAACGGACGCGCAGGGAAAGTCGTATCGGTCGGTTATTGAAGTCGGGCCAGCGTGAAGAAGCGATGAAAGCTCTGAAAGAGTGGAACGCTCGATATCCCAAGTCCACGATAACTTTGCCCTTGCAATCAACATCGAAAACACGTAAAAAAAGTAGGCCAAAAAGATAAATGGAAAGCACTCGCATGGATCGTCGAATACAATACGAAGCCGAAGTTAAGAACCTCAGCGACCGAGAGATTAGAGAGCGGACGTGGGTTGCGTTGCGTGTTTTGGACTATTACGTCACAGCGGAAATCAACGGTAAGGTCAAAGTCTTGTGGGGTGACAGGTTTAGGCGATTGGCCGTGTGGCGAGTGACTAAGATTGTTGGCGGGGTTATAGCCGGTATTGGTTCCCTTATTATTGCGGGATGGAAATTATTATGAAAATCACACGAGGCTTTTTTGTCGCCCTGATTGTCCTCTTGGCGTTACCCCTGTCGCTGTTCGCTCAGTTTCAGAGTGAACCCGTTTACAGTGGTGTCAACATCATGGACTATCATGCGGCTAACGATTCAACTGGCGGGGCCGCTAATAACTATGCGTTCAGCAGGGCGGTTGCCGCCGCTGGCGTTGGTGGGTCGGTTATTATCCCTGCTGGCCAATATCTTTTCGACTCAACCATCACCATAAGTACGAGCAAGCTGACTATCGAATGTTCTGATGGTGCTTGGCTGTATTTCCCGATTGAGGCGCAGGAATCCTATTGCCGGAACGGTATTGCTTTCGATAGCGTTTCCTACGTCACGTGGTCAGGCGGACATATTGTCGGTGACGCTGATTCGTTGGCTTTGGTGGTCAATCACCCACTAAGGGCTAATGGGTTTTATCTAACAAGGTGCTATGCGGTTAAGATCGTTGGCGTTGAGGTCTATGGCTTTGAGTACGGAATCAGGATGGCTGGTAATACCAATTACGCTGGTGGCGGACAGACCTTGCACTCCATTGTACGAGACTGTAAAGTTCACCACAATCAACGGGATAATATCATTCTGAGTAACTGTTCCTACAATACAATCGTTGGCAACCAATCCTACGAGTCGGGTTACTTAGATTATGGCCCCGATACGGCTTATGCGAGTTGGGATAAATCCTCCGGTGATGTTGGTTCAGGTATAACTATCAGGCAGTATGACTTTGGCGGAAACGAGGATACTTGTTGGTGTAACACGATTAAAAACAATGAGGTTTGGAATTGTCGTGGTCAGGGGATCATGCTGATAAAGTTGGACAGTCTTGCGCCGGATATGCGCCATACTAAAATATCCAACAATACGGTTCACGATATTCGCAACACTGGGATAATGGTTGCTTCCGCACCGAACACGGTAGTCGAGAATAACTACGTTTGGGATTGCAACAGGCCTAACAACTTTGCTGGTAATTGGTGTTCTCCTGCGACTTTTAGCAGGGTTGGCATCCAGCTTGAAACGGGATCGCATAAATCTATCGTTCGAGGTAATGTGATATTTGACACCCAAACATACGATACAGCCTCGCCCGGTGGGGCTATAATGTATGCGGGGATCAACGCTGGTGATGGTTCGCCTAAAGTGGATTCGGTGTCCGAATCTACGGCTGAACCTGCCCCCGACAGCGTAGTTATTATAGACAATGTGGTGTTCAATACTAAGCGGTATCAAAAAGCTGTGCTGGATTCATCCGGTGGTGCTGATTACTTTACCCACAGGCAAATTGACGGTTATGTGGTTAACGGGATTCCCCCGTCCGATACTCTCTGGCGCACCGATATTCTGATGTACCGTGACGGTCGAGACAATATCGCTCTTGACAGTTTTGTGCTGGCTACTGCGGTGGTTGAGGGAAACAAATACATAGCCTCGCCCTACTACGACATCGCAAGATTCCCGATTGCGGGCACGCCTACGGCAGATTATGTGCTCAAGCTGGCCGTTTCCGGTAATGACACAACGCTCACCTGGAGCACCGGTGGTAGCGGGGGGACCAACGCCGACTCACTTGTGCATATCCCCCTGCAAGATACAACGGGGAACATTTCCGATAATTATGTTTATGTCTATAATGCGGCGGCGAATCGAATGGATTGGGAGGCGCAGGCTGGTGCTGGTGGCGGAGAGACCAACGTGCTTGTGGCTGTTGGCGAAACGGTTGGCGATAGTCTGCCGTCAACCAAGTCCGGTTCTGAGTTGCGGATCAAGAGTCTCATAGCGGGGGACAATCTGACCGCAACAGTTACGGACTCCACAGTTGAGTTCGATGTTGCGATCTCCAGTGATTTAGCGATGGGAACTCACAACATTACGGGGGTGGGGGCCATTACCTCATCCGGTGCCATCCATGGTGGCAGTCATTTACAGGCCGACGGCAATATCTACATAAATTACGATGGGAGTTCCCAAGGTGGCTATCTTTACTTTGCCGACGAGCCTGGCCCCAATGGGGCGTATCTGTCTTATGATACGTTAAGCGACTGCTTCATCCTTTCCGCCCCATTGTGGGTGTCCCAAATTGATGGTAATGGTGCGACTGGTTTGGATTACGGTAGTGTCGATGTGACTGATCATACTTTTGTCACAGACGGTACGGGGACGGCAGAGATTGTGCTACCAGCGGGATCAGTCGACGGGACGGAGATACTTGACCAGGCGATCAAGGGTGATGACATAGATTCCACCTCTGAGAACTTTGTGTTCTCTGGTGCCTACAAAGGAACCTCGGCTGTGGAAGACTCGGCCTTAATGACCAAGAAATACGTTGACGACCACGCTGGCACTGGTTTTAATTGGGCCGATTCAGCTGGTGAGCCTCCGTTCTGGGTGGACAGTGCAAAGTATGCTACGGATGTTTCCGATGATGCCATAACGGATGTTTCCAACTATGGACTCTCGCCAATGATTATTACTGGCGGGGTGGTCAGTGCCGGCACAAATGCGGGGACATTCAAGGTCTCTGCTTTGACGGCATATCTGAGAACTACCGATAGCAGAACTGGTGATCTCGAATACGTGACTCTCTCCGAACAAGACAATGAGACGATAGCGGTAGCCAATACAACCTATTTTGTGTCACTCAACTACAACGGCGGGTCGCCTACAATAACGACTGTTGCATCAGACCCATATGCTGCCGACAAGAGAAACATCCAAATCGGCAAGGTTATGAAAGATGGTTCTGATGATGTTCATTTCATATCTGGCGGGTATAGATTTCAGGATGGAGTCGAGAAACTACACAAACGAGCTAAGATGTTGCGGGCATTAGAGCTGGCTTCAGGCGGGACTTTGGCTTATACGGGCACAAATCAGTTTACGCATGAGGAGGCGAAGTCATTAGGCGGACTAAACTCTTTTACTACGGCGGCCTACAATTCATCTGTTACTAATTTCACGCCGGTATATTCGGATGGTGTTGGTGGTTGGACTTACGGCACTCCGACAGGGACAATAGATTTTGCTCACTATGACGATGGTGACGGAACGCTTGGAGTCGTAGACAACAATAAGTATTCGACTTTTTGGGTCTATGTTCACATTGACGATGATGACGTTTACGTGCGGTATGGCGAGGTAAACGATGCTCTGGCGGTGGCGGAACTTGAGTGTGAACCGGAAAAGCCTACGCACTTGACCGATTTTGGGCTGTTGCTTGGCAAGATTATTTGTCCGCAGTCGGGCGGTAGTTTTACTTCAATTCAAATGGTAACGGAAAAGTTCTTTACTGGCACATCGGTCTCAGATCATGGCAATTTAACTGGGCTTGAGGATGACGACCATCCCCAGTATCTCAAGGAATCAGATACAGCGGCCTATGCTACGGATATAGACGGAAGACACGACAACTTCACAGAGTTCACGGAGCAAACAGCCTTTAGGGTATTCTACTCCAATACCAGCGGTGACGTAACGGAGCTGGCTCTTGGTGCTGATGGTACGTATCTGAAATCTAATGGTGCGGCGGCTAATCCATCTTTCGCTACGCCCCCTGGCAGTGGCTGGAATTGGGCTGATTCAGCTGGTGAACCGCCTTATTGGGTGGATAGTGCAAAGTATGCAGAGCTTGCCGTGTTGGCGTCTACGGTAACGATTGCCGACAACGAGAACACAAATGAAACCAACGCTGTTGTGTTTTTGCCCAACGGTGACCT